TTCTGCCACTCATAGTAATTCTTATCGCCCTGCCGATGTAAAAGAAGTTATTAGGCAGCACAATCCTGTTGGCTGTAGGTATACACGAAGCGCGAGCAGCAGCCGTTAGTGTCGGGCCATCTGTTGCACTCATTACGATTGTTTCTTGTGACATTTAAATCTCCTTTAAGCTGCGTGAGTTAATGTGGCGGAACTAAGCGTTACTGTATCTCCTGCTGTAATTGCCAGAGATGTCAGGATAATATCAGTACCAGAAGTCCCGACTGTCAAGTTGTTCACAATGACTGTTCCAGCACTTTCCTTGATTCTTGCAACAGCAGCAGTTCCAGTAGCATCTGCCGAAGTGTCTGATTTTGGCATGGTAAGTGTCAGTACATCTCCTGTGACAGAGCCACATGGATCAGATAGGGTAATAGTTGCTAGTACAGAAGCATAAGCTGCCGAACAGATTTCAATGTATCCAGCCCCAGCACCAACATCAATGTCAGTTTTCACATCGTTCATGCGAGTGGTTTTAAGTGATGCTCTGTAGTTAATCGCCATTATTGACCTCTATGTAATATCATACCATAAATCATTAGGTTGTGGGTTTGGTGGTGCTGTTAGTGATACGACTATCTGTGGTGTAGCATGGGTAACAGAATACATTTCTGGACTACCGCCACCATTAACAATCTTTCCAGCGTCTATAATATCACCATTAGATAGATTTAAGACTAGGTGTCCATCAGCAGCAATCTCTGAATCAACTACTGATACTCCAGATTTACCAGCTTTGCCATCCTTGCCGTCTTTCCCATCCTTGCCATTCTTACCATCAAGACCAACACCATCCTTGCCGTTCTTTCCATCTTTACCGTCTTTACCATCTTTACCAGAATCGCCCTTGTCACCCTTTTGGAGTGCCTTCTGCTCGACCTTGATTAAGCGGTTGTCATACGCCTTGAGTATCTTCCCCAAGAACATCGCCATGCCAGTGATTTTGGCATCTGGACTAACATTGGGGCGAACCACATCAATTAGCTTTTGCAACATGGCTTATTGTTGCTCTGGTGGTGTTTTGAGCGATGCCTCCAATTGATCCAAGTAAGATGTGTCAGCTTGTGCAACACCCTTCTTATCTTCCATTTGCATCCGCACAATATCCTTCTTAGACTTTATGCCTTCTTCTTTAATCATTAAGTCAGCTATCTTGACGCGCCTATCGAACTCCATAGTAGCTGCGGCATCGTCATTAGGTAGGTTAGTGGAGATAGCGTTCATAATGCGAGCTTCAGTCTCTTTTGGAGCCAATTCAGCTTCGACAGCAGTCTTGGCAGTATCTGCCTCATGCAGTTTAGCTTTGGCGTTCAATTCCGCAGCTTGTGCTTGCTTGAGCATACCATCAGCCATTGCAGCGGCTTGCGCAGCTTGCTCTTGCTCTGGGTTTGGTGCTGACTGCTTGGCAAGTTGTTCAAGCATCTCTTCCCTGTTGGATAGAGATGAGTTCTTGAGTATGCCATTCATTAGGATTGGTGTGATTGGAGATTGCGCTCCAAGTGTTTGTATCATAAAGGCTAGTTGCTTCTGCTCATACTCACGAGCAATGATACCTAGCGTTGCAGTCGGCAAGAACTTAACATCCAAGGATGGATAGCGTTCTGGCGAGAACTGCATATACCGCCAAGCTGCTTTGTTAATGAACGGTATAAGGAAGTCCTCTTGGAAGTTCACCAGAGTTCGTTTGTACTTCTTAATCATGGTAGCGGTAGCCATGTCCAGACCACCCATGTCGCGGGATACTGGAGAAACGCCACCACTTGCATCTGTGGTGCCGGTTGCCATTAGCAACATACGCTCAAATTCCTTGCTGACCTCCATAGACTGACCGTCTGATACACCAAACTTGAATGGGAACAGAATTTCAGCAGGATTGCCGTTGGTTAGGAACTGACCGCCTGGCTTTACCTCGAATTTGGCACCACGAGGTAGTCGAGTGGCATCTACACCAATCATAGGGGCAGTAGTGAGGGCTAGGCTGTCCATATGCGACCTCATGGAGCCATCTATAGCCATCTGCATATTAAATGCCTTCTCGACTGTTCCACGACCTAGCAAACGGTTCGGAACGGTGTCATCCTGATAGGATATGACAGGGCGATCCTTCATCATGTATGGAGATTCTTCAGCCTTCAGTATCATGGAACCATTGGCGATAACTACAATAGCTTCCACCATGTCAGTGTAATCTTCTACTGAATCGCTGTACTTGTCCTCTTCTTCGCTCTCATCCTTGGTGTCAGTGAGCTCTTCCTCATCATCTGCCTGTAGATACTCCTTTGGAACCAATCCATAGTAGGTTAAGGTTAGGACTTTGTTGTCTTTGAAGTCGTTTTTTTGTTGGCTTGCTTCAAGACTGTTATCCTCATACATGGAGTCAATATCCACATTGCGATATTTACCAGAAGCAATGCCAGACATAATTTTATGAATAGAAACATATCTTTCAATACCGACACCCATGCAGTCATCTATAGATACTCCATTTGGATCAAAAATAAAGCTGTTTGGATTGACTGGGTTGAGTCTTACTGAGAATCGTTCGCCTTCTTTGACACCATAGGCGGCTTGTTGAGAATCAATGGCAACTGTGGCGGGTTTGTATGTCTTTTCCGTAGAAATGACAATCTCGCCAATGCCTGTACCATAAATCTCTGCCATTAACTCAATCTGGTCAATGGATTTGCGGATCTTGTCTTGTGCAAAGTCCTCGTAAAGCTGTTTCTTTAGCTTTTCAATGTCAATAGCAGTGCCGTTAACATCTTGAAGGTCATCCTCAATGTCAAAGAACTCGCCCTGACCGAAGATAGCCTCCATGACTTCTGCATGGCGCGTTTCTACTGCTTGTTGAGTTGCTGGAGATATAATTCTAGAGCGTTCTGACTGTCGTTGCTTATCTTCTGCTGCCCAGATTCCACGAAAGATGCGCTCATATTTCAACCATTCATCTGAGAAGTTCTGGTCGCGGTAATCTCGCCATCTATCTGTATGGTCTACGATAAATGCCAGTAATTCCTTGTCGTTCTCACTTGGTTCGTCATATTTTGACTCAACCAATGGATCATCTTCATTTTGATTCATTGGAGTGCCTATCTATATAGAACGATGAATGTAGGTGATCCTGTACCGCCAATAGTAATAAATAGTCCTCTATCCAGCACAACACCGGCAGTCATGGCTGGTACTGACACCAAAGTCCCGACTGAACTGCCGATGGGTGGTGTAAATACACCAGCAACATTGGTAGTTGCTGTTGCCGTCACTGGGGTTATCAAACTGGCAGTCACGGCAGACGTATCGTCATACACCGCGATGGTTGTTGTTGTCCCTACTGCCTGAGTGATAATTCCTCCATAAGTGTTACCAGCTCCGATGCCAGGAACCAAGCCAGTAGCGGTAACTCTTAGTTTTTTCCATTGAACCATTATATTATCCCTTTAAATACAACACTATATACCACTTATAACATCTAATGGTTCGTATTCCGGAGCATCATCATCTTCTCCACCACGATAAGTTGTGACCGCCATTTGACTAATCATACTCAATGCGTCGATCAAGTCATCATGCACGTTTTTAGTGGGGAACATAAGATATTCGTCCAAAAAAACACTCTGCCATGAATCCTTAGACTTCATGCCAGTACCGTTAAGCGTGATTCTACCGTGTTCAAACATCCCCTGCAAAGCCCACACCACTCGGTCAGTTTTGTTGCGATTTCCGTGACTTAGGGGATAAATGTGTGCGTATATATTATTCTTTCGCATCAAATCTGTCAAGTACGGCATGACTGCGTTCATCATTGTACCCTTTTCTATGCCGACTTGGGGTCTATATTCGCGTATATTCTTTAAAATTCTAACGGCAGTCTCTCTTATATCCCATCTGCCGTATTCTATGTTCTTTACCCACCATTTGCCGTCATCGGATACCTTAACTATCGCAATGGCCGTCTGATCTAGGCGTTTTTTCGATGCACTGGCCTGACTGGACACACTTTCGAAGCCAGCACAGTCAATCGCCATGAACCAAGATCCTTCTGGCTCTATACTACCGTACTTTACCCACTCCGAACGGAATATATTGGTGCCAGCGTTGTCAAAACTAGCCATGTACTCTTGCTTGAAGGCAAAAGATGACATGGTTTTACGCGCTTTCTCGATCTCCAATGGATCAATCAGCTCGTTATCCTCAGTTGTCATGTGCCAAGACTTCCACTCGTCATCATCCCCAGCATCTCCCAACTGATAGATGTCGTAGAAGTGGTTTCGCCCGAATGGAGTCCCAATGAACAGTGCACGCCCCTTCTTGTCGCTCAAAGAGGCGCGAATGATCTGTTCCCACACCATAGGCTTAATCGTTGCGTACTCGTCCAACACTACATAAGTCAATGATAATCCACGCAAAGCATCTGGATTGTCAGCTCCACGAATGTAGATTTTAGCCCCATTAACCATCGTAATTTCAAGATTGTTAATGTGAGATGCAGTGATCACCTCCCTTCCCAAATCCAACAACAAATCCCAGATAATGACACGAGCTTGCCCCATAGTGGGAGCAACGTACATGACCGAGGAGCCTTTGGGGCATTGCAGTGCTTCAATTATCAGCGTTACGGCTGCTAGGCGTGACTTACCACAGCGTCTACCGGCACAGACCACCTTGAAGCGCGTAGTGTCGCTCAGTACGCCCCTTTGCCACGCCAAGAGAGAGAAGTTTAGGTCAGCCATCATGCTCCAATGTCAACGGTTCATTCTCAGCCCCAATAGTTATCGGAGCCTCCCCTATCCCACCAATGGTGATAGTGACTGCTGTGCGCTCACCACCACCTTTCTTCTCCTCAAACAAGGACATAGGCAGTATTCTGTCAATGCACATCTTGAGAGCAGCCATCTGACCAACGTGTGTGCTGTCAGTGGCTATGTCTATGATTTGCTTAATAATGTTAGTGCCGACGGCAGTGTTGAGGAGCCTTTCCTTGAACTCAGTCATGCGCTGTTTGTTTCCAGCGTCAGTGCCGACCTTTTGGCAAGCAAAAGCCTTCTTACCCTCTTTGTGCAGACGCTTGTTCTCTTTAGAGCGTTCTAGTCTGGCTAGGGCGGCTTGCGATTTGGTGATGGGCATGGCTTAATATACCTCTTTTTTTTTAAAATTGCAAATTGAGTTTTTTTTATGAGGCAGTGGATACTGAAAATTTTCCCCCAATCCAATAACCCTCCCCCCCCTGCTGACCACACAGCACAGCACACAGCGCACACAGTCCGCGCGCACAGCTCATACACACGCACACAGCGAGCGCCCATCCAGTAGCGCACACCTTCAGAGCGTAGCAGGTGTGCAGCCGGTAGATAATTAATAACTAATTAAATGGCCGCCTATTATATAGACTATGTGCGCTCATTGTTGGCCGCCTATTATATAGACTGGTCGCAAGATCGAGAGAGGATAATTATGGGCGCGCCAAGTGGGATGGGTGAGTCGAGGGCGCACCATACACGACCGACCTCAACGCAAACGATTCTCAAATAAGAATCACTATCAAATGAGAATGATTCTCATATATAAGCGCGCGCACAATATCAATTCTAAATGCGAATGATTCTCATTATTAAATCACTATTTATTGATCTATATCAATGACAGCTACAAAAAGTGGCACATAATCCATTTCAGCAGCTCAACTACAGGAGATAGTAAAATGAACACAAAATTTTTGATGGAAGTGGACTCAGGAAGCGTAGATACAGCGGAGGCATGGCTCGCAGATATGCCCACATGGGAGGTCTACACACCCGAAGGCGGATACTTTGACACACCAGCGCAAGCGCAAGCGGAGAGACAGCGCCAGTATGACGCACTGGTCGAGGTCAAAAAAGTGGATGGCTTTTGGGAAGGTGTTTAAACGGGGCAACAATGCCCATTAATGGAAGATAATAAAAATGCTACAAGACAAAATCTTTAACGCAATGCAAACCATAGTAAATAGTGCCGCATATCCCTATATTTTAGGAGCGGTCATGGGCGCGACATTCGGTTATCTTATATATAGGGGCATATAAAATGGTTATCATAAAGACAAAAGTTTTACCGGCAACTAACTATCGCGGCACACGCATATCTGCAAGTGCTAACGGCTTCAAGGCTACTATTTCATACCCTTACGCTCTAAGCTATGAAAAATGCCACTTTGAAGCGGTTAAGGCACTTGTTGCTAAACATAATTTGGACTGGGATATATCTGACATGGGTTACGGATCAGACGATAACGGGTACTATTTTACTTTCAATCATTCAACAATGGGAGCGCAATAACATGGATATAACCACAATACACGATGGATATGACAATGAAGAGTATTTAGAGCGAGGCAGCCTGGACGATCGATACCAAATATATCTGGGCTGCATAGAGGGTACAGGCCAGCCAGCCAAAACGTATGACGAGTGGCTGCAATCGTGATTATATTCTTATTGCCAATAGGTTATGCAATATTCTTTTTAATTATGTATATAGGGGCTTAAAATGAATGACACAATCAGTATTACATGGCATATTGACGATGTGCGTATGGCCTACAGCAAACCAATAACAGACAACCAATGCCGCGAGGTGTTGGCTCGTGTAGATAAATGGCACGACTGCAATATAGGCGTGAATTGGGATGTATTGAGTTCTTATGCCGAACAAGTAACAGAGGAGAATGAATAATGATTACATTAGAAAAGGTCGCGGCCATAGTGGCTGAACAGCGGCGCGATACAGCATATCAAGTAGTATTACAGGCACAGCGGGAGTTAAAACGCTATGAGCACGAGTATGTGGCGGCCTTGAAGGCCTTGGAACAATTAACTATTAACGAGGGGGCATAATGCAAACCTATCACATATCTGACGCAATCTTTAATCACCATGAGAGCGAGCACGACTTTATCACTGATAGCACATTAGAGCGTGTTAAAGACAATTTAATAATGGATATATCCCATACGCTGAATGGGTATGCTAGTGATGACAACGAATTTTACCGACTGCTGAACGCTATTCGCAATCCATGAAGTAATGAACTAAAACCCAAGCCCTCTAAATGGGGGCTTTTTTATTGCCCAAAATAGGGGCGCTTGGCTAATGTCAGCTACCTTATGCTATCCAAACAATAATAATGCGCTCTTGACCCCTTAAAACTCGTTTAAATGGCATACATACACACTATCGAGGGTGCAACAATCTATACACAATAAAACTGGCAGCGTAATAATAAATCAATCCCGCCCAACCAAAATAAATGCCCACCATGCCAATGCTCAAAAACCATAAAGTGATCGCCATTAAAAATCCTTCAAAGTAAAAAAACCACCATCACACCAAATGAGAATTATTCTCATTGTGGTTAACACACAATCAACCCCCAAATAATAACCCTACATTTTACTCAAGTATTAAACATTTCCACATTTCCAAAAATCCCGCATAGTTCTGTTACCTTGTTACCACCCTTAAGGGTGGTGGTAACAGTGGTAACAAAACGCAAACTATGCCCTTTTGTTACCAACTAACAAAAGTAACACTGGGTAACAAGGTAACAGAGAGTATAAACCCATGATTTTATTCACTATAAATTAATAATCCCAAAATTAGCATAATAACCCTCATCACTAGTCAAGATATATCCGGCATCAAGCAGCCTTTTCTTAAATTTACTCCTTTTCACCCGAATTGCCCCAGATTTGACCCCACTGCCATCATGGGTATTATCACTCCAAGCCTTTTCCGTGAGAATTTTTTGCCCATTTTTACCCATCACACCATATAAATTTAACAGATCATTGAACGCATTTTTATCGTCATCGCCCTTTTTATCTAAAATCTGAGGGGCTTCCGATGACTCTACAATTGCCCCAATAACGTACTCATTGTCCTCATCGAGCCACGCCCTACCACCATTTGACCCATCGAATTTATGCCCTCTAATCCGCATATAATGCGTATCAGCAAGCATAGCATCCTTGCTCTTGACATTGACTATCTCAAGTGGTCTGTCTGATGTGCTCGGCACTATACTTATTTCGCTTTCCATCGCGCCCTTCCAGGCAGACGAGCCACGCGCCCTTCCTTGCGCTCCCTCACCGACTCCTGTGTGGTGCACCAGTAACACGCTGCAATTGAATTCTGACTGCAATTCCGCACACGCCCTAATCATTTCGCCCGCATCTTGAGCACTATTCTCATCGCCACTCATAAAGCGATGTAGCGTATCGACCACGATCAGGTCGGGCGATTCGCACACGGCGAGTATGCTTTCTCTTGCTAATTGCAGACCACCACTACTATTGAGGTCGCAGCCACTACTGCTCACCCAGATATTGCCCAAGCTGTTGATATTGTGGTGTTCTTTCCATGCCCTCATGCGAGCAACCATGCCTGTATGCCCTTCTCCGGCTAGATATATTACATTTCCATGCCTAACCTTATGCCCTTCCCATTCATTCATGGTGTCCGAGGAGATACGCGCCACCATGTCTAATACAACCAATGACTTACCAGAGCCAGATGCACCATGCAGCATGATTAAGCTATTGCGCGGTATCCAATGCTTGATGAGCCAACGCACGGTTATATCTTGCGAGCATAGATCGTCAGCATTGACGAGCCATCCAGTATTGGCAATCACCGGCATGAGCAATTCTTTAATGTCAACACCAGATTGCATGGCGTCATTAAAATCACTTGGCGTGGGCGATACCACGACACGCGCCCCGATAGCGGAGGCCGCTTGCCCAGATTTTAATTCACCAACGCCCGACTCATCACGATCAGCGCAGATGGTAATGCGACAACGCACCCCAACCATTTCGCGCACGGCCAACGCTACCTTGTGCAAGTTGTTGGCAGTAAAGGCAATTACTACGGTCTGGCTAGTTGCTTCGTGGATTGAAGCAGCGGTGGCAAAGCCCTCACATATAAAGACTACTGGCGCGTTCTTTAAGTCTCCCAAGTGCCACCATCCACCGGACACAGCACCGCCAGATAAAAACTGCTTGCGACTGTCTCCATCTATATATTGCACGGACGTTATATCGTCATGGCCATCTGAGCATATTGGTATAACGAGGCGGCCATCACCGGCAACTAATGCACCGTGTGCCTTAATACCCTTCTTAACCAAATAAGGGTGGCTGTCATCGGCAGAGCTTGAGCCATTAATAATGGATGATGCAGTCTCGGCAGCCTCGGATGCCTTCTCTCCGCGCTCACGATCCCTTGCTGACTTGGCCTCGGTGATGCGCTTCTTTAACTCCATCTCTTCGGTGAATGACAGCTTACGCCCCAAGTCTGCTCGCCAGGAGACGGTAACGCCTTGCTTCCAACAACCAAATACGGCATTTTGTAGACCAGTATTAAAGGCAACGTACCAACCGTTAACATCGCCTCGCTTTCCGTCTGAGGAGAATCTATATAATGTGCCGTCATAGTTGATTGTTTGTGGTGGCGTAATGCCGGCCTTAATCATCTCATTAATGAGTTGGGTGTTGTAATCTACTGGTGTGCGATCTTCTATCGGTAGGTCGTGAACGAGTATGGGGTAAATCATTTAATAAGGTTCTCCAAATAAGTGGTGAGTCTAGTGGCTGTTCTTATTGATATGGTATCGCCATTGGTATCCATCAATTTGCGAATGGCTGAATAGCTAACCCCAGTTGAGCGACTAACCGCCTTTAAATTCATGTCTTTAAGTGCTAATTTGATGCGCTTTATATCCACTTCACCTCCTGAAAATTATTCCACGACTGAATAGTATACTAGATATACAATTATTTTGTTGAAATATATTTTACTAAAGTGTTGCATTGTGTTGCTTTCTAGATTTAGGTGTGCTATAGTTTCACCATACCGAATGAGCAAGTGCCGAATGGTATATACAAGGAGAGCAAAGTGGCTATACAAATTTTAAAAACTGGTGGCGTTCATACTAATGGCGTTAAGATGTTGGTCTACGGTAACGCTGGTGCTGGAAAGACATCACTATGTGCGACATTGCCAACACCAATCATCATTAGTGCAGAGGCTGGGCTGTTGTCGATCCAAAGTGCTGACCTACCATATATAGAGATAAAGTCTATAGATGATTTGAGAGAAGCATACACATGGGCAACCGAATCCAAGGAAGCGGATGCGTACCAATCAATTGCCTTGGATTCAATATCAGAGTTGGCAGAGGTCGTGCTAATCCATGAGAAGAAGGTCAACAAGGATCCACGCGCAGCGTATGGGGCAATGCAGGATCAAGTTGGTGGGATTATCCGTGCGTTCCGCGACTTGTCCGGCAAGCACGTTTACTTCACCGCTAAGTGCGAGAAAACTGCTGACGAGTCGGGCAAGATTCTTTATTCACCGAGTATGCCAGGAAACAAGACTGGGCAAAGTTTGCCGTACTTTTTTGACGAAGTGCTGGCACTCAGGGTAGAGATGGATGCCGAGCGCAATCCAGTTAGAGCAATTATGACTAGCAGTGATGGATTGTGGCAAGCAAAGGATAGGTCGGGCAAGTTGGACTTGTGGGAATCCCCAGACTTGGGTGAGATCATTAAAAAGATTGGGGGTTGAGATGAGAACATTTACAACAAACAGTGCGAAAGACAGCCTCGCAGAGCAATGGATGTTGGCTAAGAGCTTGGAGCAGGAAGCAGTAGAGAAAAGGAGGAAAGTAGAAGATGCGCTAGTTGACTTCTATGGTGTATTACCAACTGGCGAGGGTACTGCTAACTTTGCAACAGACGGTCATAAGATTAAAATTGTATCAAGATTAAATCGTAAGGTAGATACCGACAAGGTGCAACAAATAGCAGCTGAGTTGGGTATATCGGACAAACTATCAACCATCTTCCGCTGGAAAGCGGAGATTAACACAACAGAATGGAGGGCAGAACCAGAATCGATTAGAGCAGCATTAAGCGGTGCAGTTACTACTACACCAGGCAGACCAACATTTTCAATTGAAGAAGTTAAGTAAGCAGTTAAATAATAAGGAGATATGATGAGCTTTTTTGACCATGCAATTAATGTAAACGATTTACCGGTAGACGATAAGCAGACAAATGACTTCTCTCCACTACCAGAGGGCGAGTATAAAGTAACAGTACGCAAGTGCGAGATCCGTCAAGGTAGCAAAGAGGGTTCGGAGTACATGAACATTCAACTGGCTGTCGATGATGGTAAGTATGCCAAGCGCGTTATCTTCGGCATGATTACCACTAAGAACGCAAGCTCGACCGCGGAGAACATCGGACGTACTCAATTCCGTACTCTCATGGAGTCGACTGGTGTAATGAGCATTAACTCACCAGAGGAAGTAACAAAGTTTGTTGGCGGTCATGTATCCGTGTACGTTACGCAGAGCGAATACAACGGCAAGACATCTAACAATGTCAAGTCTTGGAAGTCGGTAGCATCAACAATGGGTGCTATAGCACCTAGTGCTACAGCAACTGGTGCTAAGTCACCACCCTGGGCATCCAAGTAAGGAAGTGGGGCGGCACTTATACCGCCCATGAATTTAATATAGGGCTGCACTATGAAAATGGATTTATACGCTAACAAATTAGTCGAGCAAATCTACGCTGGCATCAAGGCTAAAGTCAAGGACACACCAAGGCCGCACTTAGGTGCATCAGTCATTGGCGATTCATGCGATAGGAAAATCTGGTATGGATTCAGATGGATTAATCGTGAGGACTTTGACGGACGGATGCTGCGCTTGTTCAGGCGCGGTCAGGACGAGGAGTTGCCATTAGTCAAGGACTTACGCAATGCTGGATTGATTGTCGATGATGTTAACCCATCCACCAAGAGGCAGTTCGGCTTTAAGGATGGATTCTTTGCCGGTTCTTGCGATGGCATAATTGTATCTGGTGTTCCTGAAGCACCGAAAGCAAAGCACGTTCTGGAGATTAAGACGCACAGCCTGAAGAGTTTTAACTCAGTATCAAAAGATGGCGTGGAGATCTCCAAGATACAGCACTTTGCACAGATGCAAGTTTACATGGGCAAGTTCGGTATCGAGAGGGCATTGTATGTGGCTATCTGTAAGGACAACGACAACATCTATACCGAGCGCGTCAGGTTCTGCCAAAAGACTTACGAGGCGTTAGTTGATAGAGCGCACCGCATCATTGAGTCGGACAGGATACCAGAGCCATTAACATCGGATCCATCTTGGTTTGAGTGCAAGTTCTGCTCATCCAAGGACACTTGCCACAAGGGTGTACCGGCAAAGGAAGTGCATTGCCGTACTTGCGCCAACATCACATTCAATGATGATGGCACTGCACACTGCCAACATTGGGATGCTGCTATCCCATTCGAGGCGCAGATGGATGGATGTAACGCACACATACTTCATATGGATTTGGTTCCATACCAGATGCAAGTGGAGGATGGCGGTCTGGTGTCATGGAAGATTGGCGAGACATGGGTACGCAATGGTGAGAGGGCTTACAACGTATTCACATCCAAGGAGTTGCTGACGAATCCTGGTGGCTGTGCAGCAATTGTGGACGATGAGCTTGCCCAGAACTTTCGGCTTGCTTGTGGTGGCGAGGTAGTTGGTTAAATGCTGATACTTCGTCCATACCAAAACGATACACTGAAGGCTATATCGGATTGGTTTGATGGCAACCCAACTGGACATCCATGTGTTGAGATGCCAACTGGATCCGGCAAGAGCATACTGATTGCCGCATTAGTTAAGCAATACATGGAGTCATGGCCAGACACATCAATCCTAATGCTAACCCATGTAAAGGAGCTAATAGAGCAGAACCATTCAAAGCTAATTAAGTTGTGGCCTGAAGCACCGGTGGGAATCTACTCATCATCCATCGGGCAAAAGGTGCTTGACAAAAGCATTACCTTTGCTGGCATCCAGTCGGTCTGCAAGAGAGCTGATGACTTGTCCAGTATTAATTTAATTATTATTGACGAGTGCCATCTTATATCCCACAAGGATGAGGGCAACTACAGAAAGCTGATTAAGAAACTGATTGACAATAATCCTAGTCTGCGTGTTATTGGATTTACTGCCACACCGTATCGACTAGGACATGGGTATATACATCATGGTGAGAACGCACTGTTCAGCGACATCATCACGCCAATTAGTATAGATGAGTTGGTTACTGATGGATTCTTGGCGAGACTACACTCCAAGCATACTGAGCAGCATATCGACACATCGGATGTGCATATCAGGGGTGGGGAGTTCATTCCAAGTGAGCTTAGTGACGCAGCCATCAAAGCCAATGATGGGATAGTTGCTGAGACATTGGTGCGAGCCAAGCACTGCAAGAGCATACTTGTCTTTGCTTCTGGCGTAGAACACGCTGAGACGTTGGCAACAAGATTCACCGAGTACGGAGAGAGGGCGTTGTGCGTAACCGGCAATCACTCCATGCAAGAGCGTGAGGACATATTGGAGCAGTTTACCAGTGGCAAGCTACGCATACTCACCAATGCGAACATACTCACTACTGGATTTGACTATCCAGATATAGATTGTATCGTACTAGCAAGGCCAACCATGTCTGCTGGATTGTATGTGCAGATGGCTGGTCGTGGATTGCGTGTCAAATCCCATACGGATCATTGCTTGGTGTTGGATTTTGCTGGATGCGTTATGAAGCATGGTGCCATTACTATGGTGCGACCACCATCTAAGAAAGGTGGCAAGGCGGGTGATGCTCCAGTGAAGATATGCCCAGGTAAGATGTCAGACGATAGTGTCTGCATGGAGATCCTGCACTTGAGCGTTATGAAGTGCCATGTGTGTGGATACGAGTACACCAAGAGAGACAAGCCCAAAGCAGTTTTGTATGACGATGACATCATGGGGCTATCGCACAAAAGCTCAATGTCAATAGGGTCATGGAGATGGGGTGAGCATAAATCCGCACAATCCGGCAAGCGTATGTTGAAAGTAAGGTATTATGGTAGGTCGTTTACAGCACCGGTGATTACTGAATACTTCCCAGTAACGCATACTGGATTCGCTGGTGACAAGGCAAGGGGTACAGTAGCGCAGATAGCAAATCTGTCTGGAGCTGAGAAGTTTAGCTTGGATTCTGAGAATGATTTAGTGAACGCAGCAATGATGCTTAATAACGCGCACCATCCACTAATTATCAAGTACCGTAGGGATGGAAAATTTTATCAAGTAACCGAGAGGATGTGGCATGACATTAATAATTAAAAAGAGTCTAGGCAAGGTGGCAAGCGAATCTATGGAGCAGATTATGTTTGTTACATGGATGCGTAAGACACACCCAAGTTTTAGAATATTCCACATACCAAATGGAGGTGCAAGGGATCTACGCACTGCTGCACGATTAAAGACTGAGGGGGTGTCAGCAGGTGTGCCTGATTTATTCATACCTGCTCTAGCCCTATGGATAGAGATGAAGCGGTCTAACGGTGGCGTTGTCAGCCCAGAGCAAGAGTCATGGATAGAATACCTCAGAGGGTATGGTTATGTTGTTGACATTTGCAATGGATGCAACAGGGCAATCGAGGCAGTGCAAAAGAGAATGTTGGATGTGGCGAGTGAGAATGTATGAGAGACTTCCTCGACATGGTACTAATCGCAATAGCAGTTATTCTTATGGTAACAATGACTGATGTATTCGCTTGCCCCAGCAAGGGCATTGAGCAGTTACCACCGCATCTGATACCTCCTTACTGCGACTGCTACCACAAGATAGTGTTAGAACCAAGGTGGATAATACCTGGGCGTGAGAGGGCTGAACTGGTGTGTGGGGGTAAGGCATGGGATATGGCATATAAACAATCTAAGGGGAAGTAAATGACGTACGAGTATAGCACTAAGGGCAAGTCGTTTTCAATACTAGACGCACTGGGTAAAGCAACAGAGCATGAGCTAGTGCTGTTGAGCATAGCGTGTAGCAAGGGGCAGTACACCAAGATGAGTTCGGACAAGGTGGCCGCGTTTGATTTACTGAACGCTATCGTGGAGAAACACCATGAATGAGATATATGACATTTATCGAAAGATAAGGACTGATTGTAAGACTCACTTGGAGGTACAGGATAAAATGATTAAGGACTACGGCTATACGTGGCAGGAGATTACTGAGGCTAAAGTGGCTATGGAAGCTAACGAACCTAACTACTGGGTGGATAAGCCCAATGGAATACCTGTCACTAACGCGCCAAAACACCCACCAACTCCAGTACCCAATATCCCGACAGCACAAGACTGGACAGGATGGGCTGACAAATACTGCGGTAATAAGGAGTGGCCTGACTGCGAACCAAAGCAACAATGGGATCATAGCATCAACTCAGCATCAGCACAGGATTGGGATGCAGTCAGACCAGACATGGTGAATAGCCCTCCGCATTACACCAAGGGTGGTATAGAGACAATTGACTATATCAAAGCCAAGCTATCGCCAGAGGAGTACAGGGGCTATCTGAGGGGCAATTTGCTCAAGTACGCTAGTCGTATGGGGGAGAAGGACTCAGACGATGCTGGCAAGGCTGCGTGGTATGCTCAAAGGCTGGAGATGCTATGAGAGTGCTAGTTGCTTGTGAATACAGTGGTACGGTACGAGATGCCTTTGCCAAACTGGGGCATGACGCTTGGAGTTGCGACATACTGCCAACTGACGCGCCAGGGCAACACTATCAATGCGACATTATGGAGGTTATTGGCAAGGGATGGGATTTGATGGTAGCGCATCCACCTTGTACATTTATGAGCAATGCAGGGGCTTGTAGGATGTACCCGACTAAAGGTATCATAGACCCAGCTAGGTTAGCTAAAGCTATGGAGGCTAAAAAATTCTTCATGCAGTTTATTGAATCTAATATACCGAAAGTGTGCATAGAAAATCCCGCTCCACTAAAAGTGGTAGGGCTTCTGAAAGAGTCCCAAATTATTCAGCCGTGGATGTTTGGCGATCCTCACACTAAAAAGACCTTATTATGGTTGAAAGGACTACCCCCGCTAGCCCCAACTAATGTTATCACGGAGGGTATTACGCCATTTTGCCCAAGCGGGACAGGCAGAAAGCTAGGTGGTAAGTATCTTGGCGCAGCAATTCGAGGTAACGACAGCAAGAACAGGAGTAAGACATTTCAAGGTATAGCTGATGCAATGGCACAACAATGGGGATCGCCATGTGGCTCTTAATCGCAGCATACGCTTTCGCAGTAGGATGGAATGTCCACGAGCAGGTAACGACACCAAGAGAGCCTATAATTAAACAGGAGGTAAAGAATGACTCACGATGAAATGATGGAGATGGCTAGACAGGCTGGGTATGACAATGTCAACGAGGCGGGAATTTATAGTTTTGAGAACTTTCAGCTTGAAGCCTTTGCG